CTTTATGTCTTGCGGCTGTAAGGCACGCACCCGGAGAGTGTTGGCGGCCCTCTGGGAGAAAATCCCTTATGGGTTTGTCAACATCAACGAGCGTATGCTTCAACATGTCCGCGAACAGAAGGCCCTTGCAGTGACGCGGGAGTTACCGTTGCTTAAGCGAGTTCCTGGTGGCACCATAGTGGCCGCTGAGAAGCGGAGTCGCTTCGCCTTTACGCGGAAGCGTAATCGTGAGGTGCTCAAGTGAGGTCACGTTCAACCGTGACAGGGAGTTTTGGTACCGGTGTTATCTGGGACCATAAGGGTCGTACCGGGGGACTGTGCACCAATCCATTGGTGATCACAAGCTCCGATACATCCTATACAGGCGAGGTTAAGACTAAAACCATCGTAGACTGTATAACTCCTCGATTCATCTCACTTGTCCGGGAGGGTAGACCCCTTCCAATGAACCCGGTCGTGATTACCACTGATACCGAGGTCCGGATAGCTGGTTCTGGTAGCCACAGCACTAAAGCTACAGGTGCTGCGTGTTGGCAGAATGAGCATTCGGGTCAAGGCTGGTGGCTTCGCGAACCGTGGCTTGTGACACTTCCTCCGTTTGATGATAATATCATTAATACGGTGGTCAATAACGCTATTGCCGAAACAAAGGAGGCGATCTGGGATGCTGCTACCGATGCGGTACAGCTTCGTCAGTTAGCTAACTTTGCTGGGCAACAGTGGCGCCGTGTAAACGGCTACGCCATAAAAGCCGCACTTCGAGCTAGGAAACGTTACAAGAAGAATCCTTTCGAAGTTGCTAAAGCTTTTGCGGAATATTGGCTCGAGTACCGCTATGGGTGGAAGCCTCTTATTTTCTCGCTTGAGGACGCTTTGGAAGCGTTCAACTCGCGGGTAGAGAAAGGTAACCTCCGTCGTGGCTATTCGAAAGTGCCCACTGAACTCAATCTCAGTGCAACTGCAACGTGGTCGCAAGACTCCGGGCAGGGAACTGGGACTGAGACGCATACCCTAACGGGTTCGCGTACCTATAGAGGGATGGCTTTGGGAGAGGTTGATAATAACTCCGTTAGATGGGGAGCTGACCCACTGCTGGCGACTTGGGAGATAATCCCATACTCGTTTGTAGTAGATTGGTTCCTCCACGTCGGAACTTGGCTTAATGCCATATCCCCTTTCTCCGGGGCTCATCTCGTAGGTGCAATGGGAAGCGTGAAGGACGAGTATGAACTTCGCCAGGACTTTTCCCTGTCCTGGGCCGGTGCTAATCACACTGGTTCCTTCGGCACTGTTTCCACGGTTCACACTGTGGAACAGTACACGCGATTCGCATCCAGCGCATCGCTTCTGCCGGTTTGGAATCCCCGGCTAACCCCTGTGAGAATCTTGGACGTCTTTGCCCTAGTGTTATCTGGGTCAAGGCGTGTGAGAGACTTACTTCACTAGGAGCTGTTAATGAACCTCGCTAATCTTAGCGGGACCATGACAGGTGGTTCGACTGT